GACCTCCACGCCGAGAGAATGTCCGAGTTCTTTGACAGCTTTTTGCCACGCGACACGAACATCGCTCGCACGGAAGCAGAGGAGGTGTTTCGCCGCATGAACCGCCCGTCACAGCGCTCCAACCGTGACGCTGTGAGCTCAATCATGGACTACACCGGCTTGGGGCCCAACCGCTTGTTCTTCAAGAGCGAGTCAGTCCCCGCCGGCAAGGCCGCTCGCATCATATCACCGGTTGATCCAGCCCGGTCCAACCGCATGAGTATGTACACGTACGCTGCGTCGGACTACATGAAACTCAAGTGCCCCTGGTGGGTGTGGGGCAGCGGCAGCGGCGCCACCGCGCGCCGCGTCCACGCCGTGGCCAACCGGTGCGCCAAACTGCTGGAGTCCGACTTTTCTAAGTTCGACGGCAGCCTGCCCCCGTTCTTCTTGGGCTTCTGCCGTGAGTTCATGCGCCGCTTGTTTGCCGCCGAGTATTGGGATGACATTGACAGCTTGCTTTCCACCGTGCAATACGTGCCGGTGACCACTCCTTCTGGACTCAAATACACACACGGCAGCGGCCGCTTCTCAGGCGCCAATGAGACCACGCTGTTCAACACCTTAGTCCAGGCATTCATCCAGTACCACGCGCTGCGCTATGTGCTGGACAAGGACGAGGCGCTGGAAGCGTTCAACAACTCTTTGTACGGAGGGGACGACGGCCTCACAGAGTACCACGGGCAGGACCTGGTCGCCTCATCCGCCGAGTTCGGCATGAAGGTGACTTACACCATCTTCGACTCCTCAACGCCCGTGCGGTTCCTCGGGCGCATCTACACGTGCCCAGCCGCGTCGCCAGACAGCCACCAGGACGTGGGGGCGTTTTTGGAATCAGCCCACTTGGTCAGCCTGTCTGGCGGAGCGCGGCCGGAACAGGCCCTGGTCAACCTGGCCAACGGCCTGCTTGTCACCGACTCGAAAACTCCGTTCATCGCCGACTTTTGCCACGCGGTGTTGCGGGCTCACCCCGGCTACAGCAATCAGATATACGACTCATTCCGGTGGTATCTCGAGGACTACGTGGCTGCGGACGACCCGTTCCCCAATGACCCTGACTTGGACCAGATGGTCCAGTACTACAGCGGCACCATGTTCGTGACGCCTGAGTCGCTGATGGAGTTGCTGACGTACCTGCGCAGCACTGACCTTCACATCGGTTCCTTGCCTCCCACCATCGAAACGCCGTTCGAGCCGCTGGGAAGCGCCGCGCACATATTCGCCGACGTGCCCACGGGAACGCCTGGGGCCCCCCGAGAGCCCCTGAAGTTCACCAGAAAGCGCATTAACGCTTTGCTCGGCGCTGTGGCCGACATTGTGGCGCCGCAGGAAACGGCCAAGACGCCTGGAGCTGAGCACTTGCTGCCACAGACCACCCACCGTGTCATTCGACAGCCGGACCCTGTGCACGTCCCTAGCTTGGGGCGGACCGGCCGGCCGGGCGTCGCGGTGTCTTTTGCCAGCCCTGCTGACTCCTCATCTGACTCTGAGTCCGAGGCCACGCCCCGGCGCGGAGAGGGCTGCTCATTCTGCCACGAGCACGGCCACGACCGGGAAGCATGTCCCGAGCTGTCGGAGGTGGAGTGCCACAAGTGCGGTAGGTACGGCCACACTCGCGCCTACTGCACCAACTCCCCCAAGCCCACCTCACGCCCCT